TGCGGGGGTTCGGCCTGGTGGTGGACGCGATCGAGGTCGGGACGCCGAAGCCGCGGCGGGTGAAGGTCGAGGGCGAGCGCGAGCGCAAGGGCTGGTACTGGCTACACGAGTTCCGGCTCGACTCGGGGGACTACGCGATCGTCGGGTCGTTCGGGATCTGGCACGGGCTCGAGCCGAACACGCAGAAAATTCGGCTGAAGAACATCGAGCTCAACGACGAGCAGAAGAAGGCGCTCAAGGCGCGCATGGCGGCGGACCGAAAGCGGTCGGACGCGCTGCGGCTGCACGAGGCGCGCCGGGCGGCGGTCCGGGCCGGCGCGATGTTGGCCAAGCTGCTCGAGGGGATCGCGTGCCCGTACCTGCAGCGGAAAAATATCGGGGCGCACGGCACGCGCGCGACCCCGGACGGGACGCTGGCGGTGCCGATGATGGACGCCGGCGGGACGGTGCACGGGTTGCAGTTCATCGGGCCGAAGGTGCGCAAAAAGCTGACCGATACCGACAAGCAGTTCTGGCCCTACGGGATGGATCCGATCGGGAAATTCTTCATGCTCGGCGCCGACCGCCCCGAGAATCTGATCCTGATCTGCGAGGGCTTCGCGACCGCGGCGACGCTGGCTGAGAACACACCGCACCGGGTGGTGGCGGCATTCACCGTCGGCAACCTGTTACCGGTGGCAGAGGTCATGCACAAGCGCTACCGAGCCGCGCGGATCCTGATCTGCGCCGACGACGATTTCGCCACGCGAGGCAACCCGGGTATGAGCGCGGCCGCAGCGGTGGCTCTGGCCATAGGCGGTGAATGGGTGGCCCCTATTTTTGATCGGAGTCAGGATTCGTTCCATCAGGATTTTATCGCGGCGGCGATCGATCCGGCGGCTCCGGACTACAAGCAGCAGGTGGAAACGCTGCGCGCCGGCCGGCCGAAGCGGACCGACTTCAACGACCTGGCGTCGCACGCGACCCCTGCCACGGTAGGGGCTCAAATCGAAGTCAAGCTGAAAAGTTTGGGGTGGGACGTGGAACGGGGAGGGGGCGTACAAACCCAACGAGGGGAACGGGGCGGCGCACTCAAGCCAATCACCTCAGCGGCGGAATTGTTCGAGCGCTTCGCGCTGGTGTACGGGCACAACAAGGCGCTGTTCGATTTCCAGGAACGCATCCTGTTGTCGATCGAGGATATGAAAAACGCCTGCGCCGGGCGCGACATCTGGCGCGCCTGGATGGAGTCGCGCGAGAAGAAAATCGTGCGCATCAAGAACGTCGGCTTCGACCCCGGCGGTGAGGACCCCGACGTCACCTGCAACCTGTGGGGCGGGTGGCCGACTGAAGCCAAGGAAGGCGACTGCACGCGGCTGCTGGAGCTGCTGGAGTATATGTGCACGCACGAGAACAACCCGAGCGAAGTGAAACTGTGGGTGCTGCGCTGGCTGGCGTACCCGATCAAGCACCACGGCGCGAAGATGAAAACCGCGCTGGTGCTGCACGGCTGGCAGGGCGTTGGCAAGAACCTGTTCTTCGAGATCGTGATGGCGATCTACGGCGAGTACGGCCGGATCATCGACCAGTCGGCGCTCGAGGACAAGCACAACGACAATTTCAGCAAGAAACTGTTCTTCATCGCCGACGAGGTGATCGCGCGCCAGGAACTGTACCACGTGAAGGGTAAGATCAAGGGCATGATCACCGGCGACTGGATCCGCATCAACCCGAAAAACATCGCGGCCTACAACGAGCGCAACCACGTCAACCTGGTGTTCCTGTCGAACGAAGTGCTGCCGATCATCCTCGACCGCGACGACCGGCGGTTCGTGGTGATCTGGACCCCGAAGGAACTGGAGCAAGAATTTTACAAGGAGGTACGGGCCGAGATCGACGCCGGCGGCATCGCGGCGCTGCACTGGCACCTGCTGCATGAACTGGACATGGGCGAGTTCACGCCCTGGACCAGGCCGCCGATGACGCAGGCCAAGCGCGACCTGATCGAGGTGTCGATGGACTCGACCGAGCGCTTCTGGATCGAGTGGATCAGCGGGCGCATCGAGCACGTGCCGGCGGTGCCGACCAAAAGCACACGGCTGTACGCCTTCTACCGCGACTGGTGCGGGCGCACCGGCTACGCGCGCTACGCCCCGGAGCCGAAATTCCTGGCCGAGATCGGAAAGCGCACGGATGGGAAAAAACAACTGGCGCACTACATCAACGGCTCGGTCGAGCCGAAGGTGGCGATGTTCATCTTCCCGCCGCTGGCTAAGCCGCCAGCGGACCAAACGAAACAAACCTGGCTCGGCGAGTGCCTGAAGGAGTTCGATTTCGGCGTCAGCCAGTGGCGCGAGGAGGGAAAACCGGAAGGTTAGTGAAGGTTGTAAATGGGTTGTATAGCTGTTGTAAGGGCCTTGTAAAGAGGTAAGTGATTGATTTTGAAATAATGTAATGAGTATAAAGCCTATCAGCCCTCGCGCGCATGCGCGAGTGAAAAACAACACAGCCATATATATATGGCTCTCGCGCACGTGGGCGCACCCTTTACACGTATTACACCCTTTACAAAATAAAAGAATCAATAAGTTATGGTTAATAACCTTATTACATGAGGGGGCTACACCCTCTACAAATCAGGAATATGCCTAATTTACTGACTAAAGCCGCCTTTGCCCGCCGTCTCGGTGTGGACCGGGCGTATGTCACGCGCCTGGCGCAGGCCGGCAGGCTGGTGCTGACGCGCGACGGCAAGCGGGTACGGGTGGCGGCCTCGTTGCAGCTGGTTAAGGAAACCGAAGGTGCGCACGGTGATGCGGTAAAAGCGTATCACGCGCGGCAGCGCAAAAAACCAAAACAGGGGAAGGGGGGGCGCGCCGTTGAAACGCCCGATATTCCTGTGAATGAAAACGGCGGCAGCGAAGCGCCAGATGACGAAGCCAAGTCTACCTCGCGCGCGTACTGGGACCGGCGCGCGGCGGCGGCGCAGGCGAAGATGCGCGAACTGGAGCTGGAGAAGCTGACCGGCGACTTGATCGCCCGCGAGGACGTGCGATTCATCCTGGCGGACCTGGGCGCGTTGTGGCGCACCTCGCTCAGCAACATGGCGGCCCGCCTGGCCCCGCTGGTGACGCCGTTGACCACGGTCGCGGAGACCGAGACCACGATCAACGATTTCCGGGACGAAATCGAGCGCGAACTGATGGAAACGCTGCGGCAGCGGCATGAAGGGCTGAAAAAATGACCGACCTCGCCGCCGCCGCGCAAAACAACCTCGAATATTGCTACCAGGTCATCCTGGCCGCGAGCCGGCCGCGGGAGCGGCTGCTGGTGTCGCGATGGGCGGATAAAAACCGCTGGCTATCGAGCAAGCAGGGCAGCGAGTCCGGACGCTGGCGCACCAGCCGCAATCCCATGCTCGGCGAGATCATGGACGCCCTGTCGCTGTACTCGGCGGTGCGCGAGATGGTGATCATGAAATCCTCCCAGCGCGGCGTCACCGAGGCGGTGGTGAACTGGCTCGGGTACATCATCGACCACGCGCCGGCGCCGACGATGGTGTTCATGCCCACGCTCGAAAGCCGCGACACCTGGAAGGTGCAAAAGCTCAACCCGCTGTTCGTCGAGACCGAAGCGATCCGCGAGATCATGGGCGGGCTGCGCTCGCGCGACACGGCGAACAGCAAGGACATGATCGATTTCCCGGGCGGCATATTATTCCTCGCCGGCGGCAACTCGCCGAATTCCTACGCGCAGAAGTCGGTGGCGAACCTCGTCATGGACGATCTCGACCGCTTCCCGGATGAAATCCGCAAGCAAGGCGACCCGGTGGCGCTCGCGCGCGGGCGCCTGAAGTCATTCCCGCGCAGCAAGTTGGTGCTGATCTCCACGCCCACGATCAAGGGCGCGAGCCTGATCGAGCGCGAATTCGAGGACACCGACCAGCGCCGCTACCACCTGCCGTGCCCGCAGTGCGGCGAATTTCAATTCCTTAAATGGGCGCACGTGCAATCGGATATCGCCAAGCGCACCGCCTGGTACGAGTGCGAGCATTGCGGACACCACATCGAGGAATACTACAAGCCGCGTATGCTGGACGCCGCCAAGTGGGTCGCGACCGTTCCGGAGCATCCGCGCCGCGGCTACCACGTGGACGACCTGGCGGCGCCGATCGGGCTGGGGCCGACGTGGCTCGAGATGGTGCGCGAATTCGCCGGCATCGGCGACGACCTCGGCAAGCGCCAGACATTCATCAATGAAAAACTCGGCGAGACCTGGCGCGACGAAACCAGTTCGCTCAAGCCGCACGAGCTCGCCAAGCGCATGGAGGACACCCCGATGCGCGCGATCCCACTGGGTTGCCTCGCGCTCACCGTCGGCGTGGATACGCAGGATCAGTTCCTGGCGTTCACGATACTCGGCTGGGGCGCCAATCACCTGTGGATTATCGAGTACGGGGAATTCAAAGGCGACACCAGCAACCGCGAAGTCTGGGACGAGCTTGAGGCGTACCTGCACACCGCGCTCAAGAATTCCTTCGGCCGCCCGATCCGCATCCGCGCCGCCGGCGTGGACAGCCGCGGCCACCGCGGCGAGCAAGTCAAGCAATTCGTCACGCGCTCCAGCCTGCGCGTCCCGGTGTTCTCGGTGCAGGGCAGCACCATGCGCCTGGGCCGGCCGATCGCCGTCAATCCGAGCTTCCCGGACCGCAACCGCAAGGGCAAGCCGCTGGTGGGCGGATACGCCCTGTGGAACGTCGGCACCGAGCACTGCAAGAGTTTCCTGCTCAAGCGCCTGGTGGCCGACGAGCCGCACGCCCCGCAGGACCGCGTGATCCGTTTTCCGGCGGGCCTGGACGACGATTATTTCAACGGCCTGCTCTCGGAATATTACGACCCGATCAAAAAGCGCTACTTGCCGAAGAAAGGCGCGCACCACAAGCGCAACGAACCGCTCGACACGCTGGTGTACGCCTGGGCGATCGGCGACCACAAGCAGATCGCGCTCGGCAAGTTCCGCAACGGCCGCGTGGACCCGCACTACTGGGACCGCCTGGCGCAGATTCTCGAGGTCCCGCTGCCGCCCGAAGGCGAACCGGCACCGCCGCCAGCAGTAGCGCCTAGCGGGCGGCGGGTGATCAGCGCGGGCGTGGGCGGATTCGTTAACCGATGGAGGAAATGAGGATGAGTATGCGAACAGTGCGAATTACATTTGAGGCTTTGGTACCGAGCGAGGAGGCGTCGCGGGAACAGGTTGAAGATTGGATTAGTTTTTCACTAAGGCAGACTGGTTCGCTATCTTTGAAAAATCCTCTTGTTGACAAAGAACTTGAGGCGACAGATGTGCTTACGGTTTTTTTCATTGACTGATGGATGGAATGAGGATGTTCACACCAGTGACTGAAAAAGAACAGTTGGCGAGGTTGTCTAAATTACAGCGATTATATTTATCCCGCCGCATTTGCGCATGGTGTGAAATGCCGCTGAATCATGCTGGCTGCGGCGCCATACATGAAAGTTGCGATGAAAATTCTCGCATGGTGCGAAGGGGAAAATGTCTCGATAAGTACAAGCCGAGGAGTAAAAGACATTCATTATCTCAACCTCCTCCCCCTACCGCCTGCGCGATCCGGTGAAAAAAACGAATTTGATTTTTAGCTCCGGCGCAGCGTTTCCGCTGGACATTGGCCCGGCTGATAGGCGTTATGCTGTTTTTAGCCGCGATCCGGCGCTGATCATGGAGCAGCGCGAGCGGGAGCGGCAGCGGGACCGGGCGCGCGAGATCGCGCGGCTGCCGGAGCATCTGTGGGTGGGGAAATTGACCCTGGAACCGAGAGACGACCGGGAGCCGATATGGAACTTCCTGCAAGCGATCCGCACCGCGCGCCAGCTGGGCCTGCGCGTCCGATGAGCGTCGACGTGCCGCACTATTGCGAACGCTGGGCGCGCTGGGCGCATGGCGCGCGCGGCGCCTGCCAGCCGGTCACCGGCAAGCTGATGGGGGCGCTGGTGTCCACGCTGTGCCCGACCTGCCGCGGGCACAGGCGTGTAGAGGGCTGGCGGGTCGGCAGCGCCGCCGCCTGGGTGGACCCGTGCCCCGATTGCGGTGGCACCGGCAAGGTCGACGGCAGCCTCGAGGCCGAGCGCGGGTTTTTGATCGTCGAGTGCGGGTTGTGCCAGCGGCACGTGGACCCGGCCACCGGGAAAGGGCGCTGGATGTTCAAGGGGGAAATATGCTTTCGCTGCGCCGGAAAGAAAAAATACCGCATCGCCACGCTCAAGATAAACCCCGCCGGCATCCGCTCCACGCGCTATTTCGGGGCCAACGAGGACGACGATCCGACCTCGATGCTGATCGACCGCACGATCTCGTTCTGGCGCTCGCGCGACGCCACGTTCTGGCTGGGCGAGATCCTGGTCATGGAGTACACCGAAAACGGCACCCAGGAGGCCAAGGCGCGGTCGCGGCGGCTGTCGCAGGCGTGGTATTCCAAGACGCTCAACGGGGCGCACGGCTACCTGGAAGATATTTTGGAAAATAATTTTGCCCGCCACGGAAATGCCTATTGACTTCGTAATAATTTTGTGCAAAATTTCGCACGCTGGTCGTGGTGTCCCCGCAGGAAACTTGGATGGATAAAACCAATTTAAAATTTCAGATTGAAGAAACCTACGGTGAGGAATGCAGGGAAGCCAGGCATATCGAAGTGATCTCGATCACTCCGAGCAAGCCCATCACCACGCAGGAAATCATGGTTATAACATTTCGCATGCAATGTCCATGCTGCGAAAAATGGATACAAGGTCGGATCGAACGTAAGACCGATTAAATTCTAATCTTAACCAAAACAACGAACCCGGCCCCGCGCCGGGTTTTTTATTGCATACAACCAGAGCGTCCCGGACTCCGCGAGCCGGGACGGAAGCGCCCCCGCAAGGGGGCGTTTTCGTTTGCAAGGAGTTTTATGCCGCGACCCAACAGCTACCAGAACACCGGCAAGGTGAAATGGTTCAACGACAAGAAGGGCTACGGGTTCATCACGCCCGATGACGGCCAGTCCGACGTGTTCGTGCACTACAGCACGATCGAGGGCGACGGCCACCGCTCGCTGCACGAAAACCAGGCGGTGGAATTCGACGCCGTCCAGGGCGACCGCGGCCCGGCGGCGACGCGGGTGCATTCGCTGGAATAGTCCGAAACGATTATTTTCCCAGGAGCCGCGCATGCCGATCCGGATTGACGTGCGCGCCGACATCCACAAGGCCGCCCGCGAACTGGGTTTGCTGCGCGCGCAAGTTTTGCCGATCGCGGCGAAGGCGATCAACGTATCGATGGCCAAGGCCGACGTGGCCGTCAAGGCCGAGATGCAGCGCGTGTTCGACCGGCCGACGCCGTGGACGCTAAAAAGTTATCGCATCCTGAAATACGCCAAACCGGCTCCGGGAAAATTATTCGGCATCGTCGGGTTCAAGGATTTCGGCGCGCTGGGTGGAGAAGGAAAAGGCCAGCGCAATACCTCGCTCGCAAGTTATTACCTGCAGCCGCAGATGGCGGGCGGGCCGCGGCCGGCCAAGGGCCTGGAGCGCGAGATGCGCGCCGTGGGCATGCTCGGCAACAACGAATTCCTGGTGCCGTCGCGGTTCATGAAGCTCGACCAGTACGGCAACGTGGGGCGCGGCGTGGTCAACGCGGTGCGCGCCAACCTGCGCACGATGCGCTTCGATCCCGCGAGCCAGACGCCGCGCGGCGGGCCGCGGCGCAAGGTGAGCGCGAAAAAATTCTCGATGTTCTATTTTACCCGCCGCGGGGTGCGCGGCCAGCGCCTGACGGCGATCTGGCAGCGCTTCACCGGCGGCCACGCGGTGCCGGCGTTCATCGTGGTGGCGGCGGCGCCGAGCTACCGCAAGCGCTTCGACCAGGCGCCGGTGGTGCAGCGCGAAGTCGACAAGAATTTCCGGCCCGAGTTCGAGGCCGCCTACGCGCGCGCGGTCGCGACCGCGCGCTGAACAAACTTAAATCGAGGACACCATGGCAGGCATCACGCTGGCGCAAGCGGAGGCGAAGCTCACCACCTGGATGGCGGCGCTCGACAAGATCGCGGTCGGCCAGAGCTATACGATCAGCAGCGGCACCGGCAGCCGCACGCTCAGCCGCGCGAACCTGACGGAGGTGCAGGCGCAGATCGAATACTGGGACGCCAAGGTCAAGCATCTCACGCGCGGCGGCATGGAAGTGCGCGGCGTGACGATCTCGCGCGGTTGAAATGGCGCGCAAGGTCGAGGTGCCGGAAAACGCGCTCGACCGCGTTATAAAATATTTCGCGCCGGTCAAGGCCGCGCGCCGGTTCCGGGCGCGCGCGCTGATGGCGGTCGCCGGCGGTTACGTCGGCGGCTCGCGCTCGCGGCGCACGCTGAGCACGTTCAACCCGGCTGACACCAGCGCCGACGCCGCGCTGCTGCCCGACCTGGCGGTGCTGCGCGAGCGCTCGCGCGACCTGGTGCGCAATTCGCCGCTCGCCAGCGGCGCCATCAACACCGTCTGCACCTCGACGGTCGGGCCCGGACTCAAGCTCAAGAGCAACGTCGACCGCGCCTACCTCGGCCTGTCCGACGAAGCCGCCGAGGCGTGGGAGCGCGACGCCGAGTTCCTGTGGAACATGTTCGCGGACTCGCCCGAATGCGACAGCGAGCGCAAGCAGAATTTCCACGGCAAATGCGACCTGGTGCTGCGCTCGAAGCTGGAGAACGGCGACGTGTTCTCGTTGCTGCCGTTCACGGAGCGCCCGGGCTGGCCGTTCGGATTGCGCGTCATGCTGATCGAGGGCGACCGGGTCTGTAACCGCAACTGGAGCACGGACACCGACCAGCTCGCCGGCGGCGTGGAGCTCGACGAGGCCGGCGCGCCGGTCGCGTACCACATCCTCAAGACGCACCCCGGTAACGTCACGCGCAAGGCGCGCGAGTGGCAGGTGGTGCCGGCGTTCGGCGAGCGCACCGGGCGGCGCAACGTGCTGCATCACTATAGCGCGCTGCGCGTCGGGCAGAATCGCGGCGTGCCGTACCTGGCGCCGGTGATCGAGATGCTGAAGATGATCTCGGATTACACCGAGGCCGAGCTCACGGCGGCGGTGGTCAGCGGCATGTTCACCGTGTTCATCACCAACAAGGAAGGCGAAATCAGGCTCGCCCCCGGCGAGCCGACGGCGGAAATCGGCGGCAGCGCGAGCGACAAGGACTACAAGCTCGGCAACGGCATGATGGTCGGCCTGGCCCCTGGCGAGGACGTGAGCACCGCCAATCCCGGCCGCCCGAACACCGCGTTCGAGGCGTTCGTGCGTGCCGTCGCCGAGCACGTCGGCGTCGCGCTGGAGCTGCCGTATGAGATATTGATCAAGCACTTCACCGCCAGCTATTCCGCGGCGCGCGCGGCAATGCTCGAGGCGTGGCGGTTTTTCAAGAAGTCGCGCGTTTGGCTCGCCGGGTCGTTTTGCCAGCCGGTGTACGAGGAATTTCTGTATGAATGCGTGGCGCGCGGGTTGCTGAGCGCGCCCGGGTTCCTCGACGACCCGTTCATCCGCCGCGCCTATTGTCTGACGACGTGGTCCGGCATCCCGATGGGGCACATCCAGCCGGCGCAGGAAGCGACGGCGGCGCGGGAGCGGATCGACGCCGGCATCACGAACCGGGAACAGGAAATCGCCGACTACAACGGCGGCGATTGGGAGGACACCCACGCCCAGGCCGTGCGCGAAAAGAAAGCGCGCAAAAAGGACGGCTTGGAGCAGGCCACGATGAAACCGGCGGCGCCGGCATTGCCGGCGCCCATGGACAACCCGGACGATGCGCCGGACCAGCCCGAGGAAAATTAATGACGAGTTTGATTTTTCGTAGGCGCGATAAAGGCATGATGTTGCCGCGCGGATATGGCATCGCCTGGGTTAACTGGGAAGTTGATGAGGATGTTTGCCTCCCTGTCGGCCTTAATGTGATAGCGGCGTTAATGCGTGCTCTGTATTTTTCAATTCGTTTTCCAAAAATGATAGCAATGAGCGCACCAGACGCCTACGCGCAAGGGTTACGGAAATGTCAAAAGGATAAGAAATCATGCGCGTGATCGACGTCCTGAATTCCCCCTGGGCCATCATCCCGGACAAGCTGCAGGAAATTCAGGCGATCTACGCCACTCACCTGCGCGGCGACAAGATCGACATCAAGGCCCTCGAGATCAAGCTCGGCCAGCCGCTGCAAAAAAAAGAGCAGGGTTACGAAACGATCGATGGCGTGGCGGTGATCGCGGTCGACGGCGTGATCAGCAAGCGCATGAACCTGTTTTCGCAGATCAGCGGCGGGGCCAGCACCGAGCTGATCGGGCGCGATATCCGCCAGGCGCTGGCGGATCCGGAGGCGCATTCGTTGTTGTTGCAGGTGGATTCCCCCGGCGGCACGGTGGATGGCACGCAGGAACTGGCGCAGATGGTTTATGGTGCACGCGGGGCCAAGCCGATCGTGACCTATGTTGACGGCATGATGGCCTCGGCGGCCTACTGGATCGGCTCGGCGGCGGACGCGGCCTACATCGGCGCGGACACGGCGCAGGTGGGCAGCATCGGCGTGGTGGCGAGCCACACGGATTATTCGCGGCGCGAGGAAATGCTCGGCATGAAAACCACCGAGATTTACGCCGGCAAGTTCAAGCGCATCGCATCCCTCTACAAGCCGCTGTCCGAGGATGGCAAGCAGTACATTCAGGACATGGTGGACTATCTCTATTCCGTTTTCGTGGCCGATGTCGCCAAGCAGCGCGGCACGGATACGGAAACGGTGCTGACGAACATGGCCGATGGACGCGTGTTCACCGGCCGGCAGGCGGTCGAAGCGGGCCTCGTGGACGGTGTTGCCACGATGGACCAGCTGATCGCCCAACTCAACCAGGGCAAGAACCAGCGGGACAGCCGCAAGGCCAGCCTGGCCGCGATCGCGGCGGCGCTCGCCCGTTAACTCGCGCCGGTGCCGCGCGTAACCGACAACCATTGAGGAAAATTTCATGAACAAAACCGAAGCAATCAACAAATTCAAGGCGGAGTTTCCCGATATCGCCGAGGCGTTGCTGGCCGAAGGCAAGGCCGGAGTGGATGTCGAGGCTATCGCCAAGGACGCCCACGCCAAGGGCGTGACCGAGGGTATCGCCAAGGGCCGGGACGAAGGCGCCCAGCGCGAGCGCGAGCGCATCCAGGCGGTGCACGCGCTGTCCTCGCCCGGGCACGAGCAGCTGATCGCGCAAGCCATGTTCGACGGCCAGAGCGCGGCCGGCGACGTGGCGATGAAGATGGTCGCGGCCGACAACGCCGCGCGCGCCAACAAGCTCGACGCTCTGAAGCAGGACGGCGCCAAGCTCGCGGAGGTGAAGCCCGGTGCGGCCAACCTGCCGGTCGCGACGGACCTGAGCCACCTGCCGCTCGAGGAGCGCTGCCGGGCCAAGTGGGACACCGACGAGAAAATCCGCGCCGAGTTCACCGACCTCGCGGCTTACACGGCTTACGAGAAGGCCGCCGCTGGCGGAAAGATCAAGATTCTCGGTGCCAAGACCCAGGCCGCCTGAACGGCCGAATGACGGGACCGCGCGCCTCGGGCGCGCGGCGACTTGAACCAACCTTGAGGATATCGACATGACGACTCTTGCAGCCAACAGCCCCCGCGCCTTCGAAGGCGGGTCTCGCAACGAAATTCCGATGATCGCATCGGACATCATCTACGAAGG